CCCAATTGCCTAACATGAATGAAGTATTAACTCCTACCACGTGTTTATCGTGAAGAACGGAAAGATAGGGAGAGTACACACTTGTAGGCAAATCACCAACACGCACTCCTTCTACAACATTACTGGGTATGCCGAATTGTTGAACTATCGAAGGGCCTCCTCCGATTATCCAACATTCTCCCCCTTTCCATATTTTAGGCACTTCCCACTTCATTAGCTCAATTCTTTGATCATCTCATCCGCTTCATTATCAGTTAATGGTTGTTCGTTAACCTGTTTTCTCTGTGCATCTAACACATGAAACAACTCAGCTTTCTCTTTGTATAGTTCGGCGCTAAGAATTTTATCAACTTCTTCACCTCTCAGTGATTTACTATTGATGGCTTCTTGTTCTGGGTCAACTATATCAACCCATCCACCATTCTTTTCTACCTTTACAAAACCTTCTTCAACTATTTGATCAGCTAATTCCTCAGAATAGGCTTTATCTGCCACCTTCTCTTCTTTTTCACTGTCAAATATATAGAAAAGATTAGCTTCCTTCTTCTGATACTTAGGAGCTTTTACATTCTTTCCCTCACCACTTAACATAGCTTCATCTTCCAAGGCAATCACTTGATCACGAAAAGCTTGTGGTATTTCATTTGGATGAGCATTGAATTTCTCTCCTGGCTTGACTATCTTTCCATTAGCAAGACGAAACGTACCGCCTCCATTCTTAATATACATAATTGTATCTTTTTTTCTACGTGTCATAACAATTAGTTTTTTGATTAATAATAATAGCTCTGATTAAGCTATTTATACTAAGCAAGATGAGCAATACCGCAGTTCCCATTCTGATCACTTCGGATCTGTGGCACTTGGATTGCCATTACCTTGTAATTAGTAACAAAGTTGCCTTCAGTTTTCCATTCAACATTCTGCAACTCTAATCCTCGTACTAATCGCACGGTTTCACTAGTCATTTGAACAAGAAGAACATTATCATCAGGTAGTTTATCAACCACCTTAACCTTCTGCACGTTATCTAACGCTTCAATTCTGGAACGGATGGTATTACCACGGGTTGAATCGTAGTCCTTATCCATTACAGTTTCGTAATTCTGTGGGATATACAGTACATAAGGGCCGAACATATTCTTTGCAATGTTTGCTTGCTTCATAGCAATAACATCATCCACAATCTGATCACCAACCCGCTGAGTACTGGTTGCAGTTAATTCATCCCAGTTAGTGCTGAGCGTAACCTGGTTACGATCGGGATGGTTCAAATAACTGTAGATTGTGCCTCCTGAGAACTGATACTTGGTATCGGTGAATAACAAGGATTCACGTTTCTCTATTACTCTACGTGCAGCATTTTCAGCTAAGGTAGTGTCTAATGCATTACCCATGTTCCTTGAAGCTGCAAGAGCTCTCATATTGAGCTGGTAATCAACGTGAATGATAGGAATTGGTAAATGTTTAACTCCAAAATTAGGCCTATCATTATTTGAACGTGATATACCGTCCATACTCATCTCAGCTTCCAAGCTGTCGTCTACATCGTGGTACTCCAATACAGTAGTACCCATGGCGTTATTTAGGTCATACACAAGACCGTTATCAACTAGATCTTGTACGCCAGTCATTCGCTCTCTGGCTACCTTCTGTACGGATTCATCCAGTCGTTTCCACTCATCTCTACGAAGTGTGGCGTTATTAACTGGTTGAACTTTGTAACTTTCAGGTTTGTTAGGATCCCCGCCTGTGTATATCGCCATACAAGGCGTTCCATCAGAATCAATATATGGCCTCATTGCACCAATATTCAACTGAGTATTGGTTTGCATATATTTGTTGAAGGCAGGATCAATATTACCCGCTTGATTGAAATTCATTTGTGTCTTATCCATAATTTCCTCCTTTTCTCTTATAAGATTCTTACTTTGATTCGTTTGTCATATCCAAGAGGGCCACTTTCCTCTTCACCTGAAGATCCTGACAAATCCTTATCTTCAAGTGCTATTCCTACAATAGGATGACCATATTCTACAACTCCTGCAGAATCAGCTTCATGTTTCTGTAACCTTCCAGATCCATCGCTCTCAAGAAAGTCATTCTCACTGACATTCTCTCCATCCGCCAGAATCAAATATGCAATGTCACCTCTTGTAGGAACCCAACATTGCACTGGGTCATCTGCTGAATAATCATCATTAATGTCATTACCTTGCAACTCATCTTCTTCAGCAATCATTGGTAAGATATTTTGTCCAGCACTTGCATGCTTCTTAACCTTACCTGATCCATTCAGCTCCACAAGCATGGAGGGAGTAATCGTCTCCGCAGCTTGATACTCCTCTCGGATGTGAAGCATGTCTCTTAACTTAACTGTGTTATAAGTCATCTTTTACCTCCTTATTCTTTTTTAGTTTGTTCGTTATTCTGAGGCTCCATACCTCCGGGCATCATAGGTGTCCTTGCTGAGTTATCAACAGGTGCAGGCCCGCTGCCATTTCCTACATAATTGCCTTGTTCAGGAATCATGTTGACCATCTTTCTCAGTTGATCAGTACTCATTACTTTCAACTCTTCTTCGGTGAAACCATTATCACCAGCGTTATTGACAATCTTCTTAACCATATCTTGTCGCTGTTTACGATGTAGATTAAGACCGGATTTCAACTGATCTTGTACTTCTTCAGGCGCCAGTTCGATAAACTTATCAGGCGTCTGAGCATAGTTCTTCAAGGCTTTAGCAATCTGTTCCTCATTGGTATGAGGAGGTGCTTGAGTCTCCTCCTTTGGGAAGAACAAATCAATAGTTTCCTCGTTTTGCTGTAACAACCACTCTTTGTGTTTGTCTGTGAAATTAGTTTGCTCATTGGCAATTAACCTATCCACCTTCTCTTCACAACATTGGTTGTTATTTACTTGCTTCTTTTTCATACTTTCTTCATTTTTAGATTCATGATTTTGATTGTTTTGCGTTACTTCCACGTACTCAACTTTTCGCTGAACACGGGTTGGCTCGCCTTCAAAGCTCACAGTCCCTTCTTCTGGTACACTATATGGTTGTCGGAAATACATGGCATTATTATCTCTTTGATCAACTCGGTATATGAACTCATTCTCATATAACTCCTGCAACCAATGAGTTTTCTCTCCATTATCCATATTATCCAAACGACGTTGAATAATTCCTGCCAACTCAGTGTAACCAGTTCTATTTTCAAGAGGGGATACTGCGTAACCTTGAAGAACGGCATTGTCTTTCAATGACTGTAGATTACCTACATCATTCTGTTCTTTCTTTTTCTTAGTCATCTGACCTCCTTTCTTCTGGTTAAGTCTAATACCACAACCATCTTCCCAGGAACAAGCACCCTGCGCGTCGGGTAACAACGCAAGATGATCTGGTCTGTGATTTCTGGCAATGGCAACGTACTGTTCACCTTCGTATTCTCCTTGTTCATTTTGTTGATCGGAGAACACACCAACACTTACTTCCACAGGTTCTTCCTGATCAATGGCATGATAAGCATTGGGAGCTACTGCAATTAGACGCTGTTCATCTAACCACACCTCACCTTTTAACTTATCACCGTCCATATAAGTGTTGTACACTCTACCAACTACATCACGGTCGATCACTTGTGGTGAATTGGCAGAGATACCTTGACCGTTGTCATCAGATGGGTGATCAATGGTAACAGGAATTCCATCCCACGACGCAGTGAATCTACCCAACTCCTCAGCTGGGTGGAATATTGCTCCATGTGAACCACAATGAACTCCCTCAACCATCATAACCACAGGGACAACCAAGTGCTGCCTGCCCTGATGTTCCACCCGTCTTAATGAGTAACGGTTGTTTGTTTGTATGTATAATATCTTGTTCATATCTTGTGAGTTATTATTGACTGTTCCATTTGCCTGTCGTATTGCAGACGCCTCACACTCATCCTGAGAACCTCCATTGTTTAAACAACGTTGCAAAACACTGTTTGCTATTCGAACCCATCGCCTTTTCTGAGATTGGGTTAATCCGCTGTTAAATCTATCTACGTCTGATATAGTCCAAGGCATAGTTATTGATTTTGATTTACCGGTATCCATATACAACGACACTGTGGATGAAGTGGTATCATTCCACGTGCTTGTTTTATAGTATACACACTAGATTCTAACGATGCACACTCAGGGCAAACTCTTTGATCACCCGAGGTAACCCACTCTGCCTTCGCTGATACTCCTTCCGCTCCCCAATTTTCAAACTCACTCAACTGACCTTCTGCATGAGCCCTAATTACTTCAGTACGGGCTAATATAGTTGCTCTGCGTTCAGGTGGAATACGCCTACCCAACGCATCAGTTATCCCTAAATCACCTTGTCCCGCTCCGTTTATCACAGAGTTTAACTTACGCGCAATCAACCTCGGATTATCTCCATCTGCTAATCCTTGTGCCAGAACCCTGCTGATTTGTTGATCCATCGCCTGAGTAATACCTTTCAACTCCTCATAAGTACGGGTATATAACAATCCAACTCGATCAACATGAATAGGAGCTTGCATAGTGGCTTCAATACCGCCAGTATTTTCCATTGTTGGAACGTGCATCCCTTGTTCTCTCATCTGTCCACGTGCCCGCTGTACACCGCGCTTATAAGAGTCATTAATATATTTGTTGTGCCAAGCTGAATCCACTGAATTACCAACTTGCGTTGCATCGGTTACTTCTAATATGCCATTCCTTTGTTGTTGCTGTAACCACCCCATGAACGCACTCACTTTCTGTGATGAACGTGGGAAATCAAAAGCTCTGCGCCCAGGCGCTGTCATTTGCTGGGTAGCGATGCCCTCTTGCAAACCAAAACAATCCTGTGTAACTATCGCCTCTCTAATAACACCACGCAAATTACGAAATCGCTTTCTCATCTTCCCAGCAAATACATTACGCAGTGTAGTAGTGCGGGAAGGATCTCGTCCTTCTGTTGTAGCATAAATTGTTGGTCTGGTATGTAGTACACAAGTTTCCATTAATCTTCACCCTCTGTATTTTGCTCTGTTCCTTCCATATCATTATCTTCTACCCGAATCTCATCTTCCATATACTGCTCAATCATCTCTATCTGGTCATCATCCAAACCTAGCATGACTTTGAAAAACGCCCTTGGTGGGATGATTGATTGAGCCAGGCCTTCGCTTGCGTATTTCTTTAACGCCTCCGCTCTTGTACTACCTACTTTTGCCTTCTGTTCAGTTGATGGAGCAAATAGATCCTCCCACTCAACCACATACTCGTCCTTATCTGCTTCAACTATACCAAAATCAATCATTCGATCTACAAACGGACGAACTATGTTTGGTTCAGAGTGTTCTTGTCTTCTGCTTGTGATGAGTGATAACCACTGATTTTGATCTTGTGATGAACTTAACTCACCTTTCTCTGAACCCATTAACATTCGCTTTGGTATTTCTGTAACTGCTGAAATCAAAGTAATTTGGACATCCAAATGATTCGCAGGATCCGCTATCTGTTGTGCCAGCGCCTGCATATCAATTCCTTTGAGGGTTAATATTCTACGCAAGTCGTGGTTAAATTCTTCTATCTGCCCCTTAACATCATCCAAAGTATCATTATCCATAGTATAATTATCATTCACGTTAGCCGCATAACCAGGACGAGCACCACGCCAAAACATTTCAGCATCGCCACCAACTAACTTCTCAATATCCATAAGTCGGTTGTATACTGACTTCAATATTGGTGTGCCTATTACATCCGATGATATAGAATCCTCAACCACATGAATAACTCTACTGTGATGCACTAACATAGTATTGGTTGTACTTGTTCCAGGGTGTTCTAATGTTATATGATATAATACTGGTTTTCCATACCGAGGATCGTTTGGGTCATTTGAATACCTGTATATCCGCGCTGTGTAGCTGTCAAAAGGTTTTATATACAGTAACTTCAAATCACCTCTCTTTTGTACTGGCTTAGCGAAATCCTCATTACTCATAACATCGCTAAAACCAAGTAACATTACTCCGTATTCACCTATTCTAGTAAGTTTATCTAATTGAGACAATTTTGTCTTTAATTTTAGCTTCCGCTGCCAGTCTTTAAACATTTTACGTAAATCACTGTCTTCATTTGTATCCAGATCGGGTATACTGAGATTTATTTGCCCAGACCACGTCTTTTTAACTGGCTTATCAATAATTGCCTTAGCTATATCTTGCCTGTCATATCGCTTCCAGTAATCATCAAAAGTTAACTCTACATTTTTTGGATAACCAAGTGATTCATATACATCCCGCTTGCCACCATACTGCAGACCAAGTCCTGATGCCATCTTCAAACGACTTTGAACATCACCCACAATGGTTTGATTAGTTGTGGGTCGTTTATTTGTTGTAGGTCTGTCTTTTCTTTTCATAACTTACCAGCTTTTTTCTTTTTTCTTAACATATATACAGCACCATAGCGCAAAGCATCAATACAATGATTATAAGCGTCAACTGGCTTATTTAGTGTCTTTCCTTCCTTGTCCTTATCCCAGCTGTAATTATTAAGCTCTTTTTTCAAATTCAAGGAATTTTTCGTAATATTCAA